GTTCTTCCCATTCTTCCCATTCTTCCCACCGTTCTTCCCAGCAACTCCTGAACCAACACCAACACCTACACCTACAGAAGCAGAACCAACAACTGTTTACGGATGCTGTGGTGACGGAACTTTAGTTAGCGGACCATCTGCTGCAGACCTTACTGCTCAATGTAGCGCAATGGGATCATCGTTTACTGGTGGATCATCTTCAACACCACCAAATTGTACATAATATTATTTAGTAATTCAATATGATATACTTTAAGTAATTGGTAATAGAAAGAAGAAAAAATGTCAGAAAAATCTGCTTGGGAAAAATATAAAGAAAGTCTTGGAGAAACAAGACCGTGGGATCTTTTAAACCCCAGTACTGAATGGGCAGATGAGTCTTTGTCAAAAGAAAGATATAGTATTTGTCAGGCTTGTCCAGAACTTATTAAACTAACAAAACAATGCAAACAGTGTGGATGTTTTATGGCTGCAAAAACTAAGTTAAAGTTAGCAACATGTCCATTAGGAAAATGGTAAAATGTTAAAAGAAGAAATAGCCCCAGGAATAGTTGTTTATAGTAACGTAATTCCAAATAGTGAAAATCTGGCATCTGATATTGAAGAAGGAGTTGTTTCATCAGGAAAAGAATGGATACCAGCATCAGTAAAAGAAGGCGATAACTCAAAAGTAAATACTAATACAAGAGATACAAGCACATTAGGAATTCCTTATTCTGGAAAAATATTAGATGATTTTACCAATTTCCCTTCTGCTTTTAATTCAACACTAAACAATATGTTTTTTGAAAATTTTGATAAAATTGAAAAAGATTATCAAGCATCCTTTGGTATTTATACTACATGGCACGATTCTTATGGAATTTTAAAGTATGGAGTAGGTCAAAAATTTACTAATCACATTGACGACCATCCAGACTATCATAGAAGAATTTCGACGGTATATTACATAAACGATAACTATTCTGGGGGAGAGATTAGTTTCCCCAGATTTAATATCACATTTAAGCCAAAGGCAAACCAGATGATTATATTTCCTTCTACGTATGTTTATAATCACTCTGTTAGTCCCGTGCTTGAAGGAACAAGATATGCAGTAGTTTCATGGATGAAATAGAATGGTAGAATATAATATGGATAAAATTTTTGTAAGTCTTGCTGGATATAGAGATCCAGATTTAATTAATACAGTTAGAAGTTTTTATGAAAAAGCAAAGCATAAAGACAGACTATTTTTCTCTTTAGTCTCACACGAAGGAGAAGAAATAGACTTTAACTTTTCTTTTATTCCTTCTGAGCAAATTTCTTATCAGCAAATTGACTATAGATTAGCAGATGGAGCATGTTCTGGAAGACATCTTGCAAACTCTCTTTTATCAGAAAAGTATAAGTACTTTCTTCATACAGACTCTCACTCAAGAGCAAAACAAGACTGGGACGAAATGTTAATTTCAGAATACATTAAGTGTTCAGTAAAGTGGGGTGAGGAATACATATTTACAAAGTATCCTCATGGATTTACAAAAGAGTGGGACGAGAACGGAAACTCAAAAGATCTTATTAATATAGAAAATGAATCATTGTACAGAGTAGATGCTGTTTGGGATGAAACTGAGTATGTTTATCTTTTAAGATGGAAAGACATAGAAGACCTTGAATATGGAGATAAGGTTTATGGCTTTGCTGCAAATTTTGCTTTTGGCTCAGTAAAAGCATTTATGAAAGCACCTTATGATCCATATTTATATTTTCTTGGAGAAGAAATAAGTCTTGGAATTCGTTTATGTGTTCGTGGAGTTAATTTAGTTGCTCCAGCAATAAATGCAATATATACAAACTACGATAGAGACAATGGCAAAAGAGGAGGCTTTCATTGGAGAGACAATCCTGATTGGGCCCTAAGAGACAAAACTGCAAGAATTAGATTAAATAAAATTTTTCATGGAGAAGATTTAGGTATATACGGACTGCAAGATCATATGAAAGAATATAGAGACTTGCAAATTGAAATGGGGCTTGATTTTGAGTCTAAAGACTATATCAAACCTATATACAAAAACTAAAAAAGGCCACCTTATAAAAGATGGCCTCCTGTAGTCTTTAATTACTTAGGAAACTTGCTCATCCAGAACTTAGTCCTTGGAGTCATGCCCTTCCAAGCAATCCAGTTTTCTCCACCTTTGCTCATGTGGTATGCAATCTGTGCATTTAGTACTGGGTTAAAAAGTTCAGCATTTGACGATAACTCAAACTTGTCTCTACGATCAGGTCCAAGAGAATCAATCATATTAATCTGAAATATTCCGTATGAGGAGTCTCCAGTACTTTCATTTCCGTTAAAAGCCAATGGGCGACCATTAGACTCTTTCTTTGCTACCGCCCAAGCCTCAACAAGGTTCTGTCCTTTGAAGCCAACAAGGGATAGCATTTTCTTTAACTCTAAATCTGTAAGAGATGTCTTATTTGCATACCTCTCTAACATTTCTTCCTTAGAAACCAAAAAAACCTCTTTCGAGGCGGTTTCCGATGACTGAGCCTGTTCCAGGCTAAGATTATTCTTAGTATCTAGTTCTGGCGTAGCATTAGCAGTGTTAGAAAATACGCTGACAAGTGCCACGATACTGAGTGTGCTAATGATCTCTTTGTTTCTTTCGATAAATTTAATCATAGTTTCCTCCTTAGAAAACAATAACACCTTGGTAGGTGTCTACTGACAAGTATAACATAATTTTGAGCCAAAAGTCAAATCTGGGTGTATAATTATTTTATTATGAGCACATACGATTTTTCAGCCACGGGAGTTAAGTATCCCCTTGAAAACTCCCCTGTGAATGTACATGGAGACTTTAAAAAACTAGCAGAATCTCTTGATGCAATACTTCCAGCGTACGGTGTATCATATTTTCAACTTGATGTTACAACTGGTGGAGTCCAAATAGATACTGGAGTTCCAGTTTATGCAATAGGAAGATTAGAAGGCAAAACCCTTGTAGCAAAAGCATTACCATCGACAACATCTCCGATATTAGGTTTGTTTAGAAAATCAACAGATAACTCAAGCGATATTGTAGTTGTTGCTGGAGTTATGGATGGACTAAATACTGGAAGTTTTGCAAATGGAGATATATTGTATGTTGGACCATCTGGTGGATTAGTAAATGTTAGGCCAACAGGAAATGCAGCAGCAGTTGGAATTTGTGCTTATGCAAATAATGTAAACGGAATAGCAATAGTAGAGGCAAAAGGCAACGGTACCTGGGGAGCACTCAGAGACGGTTTGTCGTGATATAATAAACAAATGGCAACTTTAAGAGGATCTCAATCATTATATAATATAGGTAATCCACCACCAACAGTTATTTGGACTGTAGTCCGTGGAGATACGTCTGGTTTTAAGGTTTATGTAACAGACGATGCCAAAGAGCCTTTGATTTTAAAAGGTCCTGGATCTGAATGGGATATTGCAATGAAGATTAAAAGACCCACTTCAACTCCTGGAGTTATTACAGATAATGCTACAACAATAATGGCTTTACATCCAGTTGCAGATGAAGACGACCTTGTTGGAGAGTTTACAGTTTGGCTTACAGCAGAAGAATCTAATGTCTTACAAACAGGAGACATCTTTGATATTCAAGTCTCAGACCCAACAAGAGTTTGGACAGTTGCTCAGGGTAGCATGAGAATTCTTGAAGATGTAACAGATTAATGGCAACATCAGTAATACTTGATGACCTACAAAACAAGACAGAGCGAATCTTTCCAATAGATTATTCAGAAGTCAAGATAAAAGACTTTACAAGAAAAACAGTTATAACTGAGGTTTTGCCTTTTAGAGTTAAGTTTACAGCCATTCAAATTGTGGCTATTGGTTTGGGAAATACACCAGCAATTCCTTTGCAAGTTATTGGCTACAGCAACTACATTCTCTAATAGTACTATTAAAAGGGATGATATAATCACTACATGGCCAAAGTATCAATTCCATCAGTTAAGGCTCTATTCCAAACAGGAGATAGACCTACTCAAGAAAACTATGAAGATTTAATCGATACCGCAACTGCTCAGTCAACAGACTTGGGCTCTGCAGGTAATAATGAAAATACAATCACTGGTATTGAGAACGTAACTGTTGTTGATAACTTTGACGCTACAGTTTGGCGAATGGTCAAGTATATTGTTTCAATATCAAAGACCTCTGCAGGGGACAATAAGTTCTATGCAACCGAACTAACAATTCTCGTTGACGGTACAAATGTAAATGTCAGCGAATACGGAACAATCGACAATGATGGGAATATTGGCACCATTAATGTCTCTCGCACTGGAAATACCGTGGCCTTAACAGTCACTCCAGACCCAGCGATCAAGCCAGTCACAGTTCGTTTCGCACGAATTGGACTTAAGGCATAATAAAAGGAGATATAAAAAATGGCAACAGTAAATAAAGATTTTAAGATTAAGAGTGGACTCGTCGTTGAAGGCCTACAAGGTACAATCAACGGTGAAGTAATTCTTACAGAAAATGCTTCAGATTCATACATTTTAGGTTTGACTGGTGGAGCAACACTAGTCAAGTCCGTATCAAACGAATTTGATGTTTCAGCAGGTGGAGAACTTTCACTTGATCGTACAGTAGTAGATGCTTATTATGATGCAGCAGGTTCAGCAGACGATGCAGAGACAGCAGCAAACTCTTACACAGATGGAAGAGAAACAGCAATTACAACTGCTTATGAAGCATACGCTGATCAAGCAGAAGTAGACGCTAAGGCTTACACAGATACTCGTGAGACAGCAATTACAACTGCTTACCAGTCGTATGCTGACACAGCAGAGGCAGATGCAAAGA